GACTACTATCCGTGTGGGTGCGGTGTAGTTCCTTTCAAAGAGTTCACTTGTCTTGACTTGGAGTACGGACAATCTCTACTTTGATTTGGGTGAGTTCATCTGCTGCTTCGTGGGAGTTCTCTACCCGTGCGAGCTTGGGTGTTGTGTACTCCGCCATCTTGTTCAGCAGGTCAAGTGCGCCCTTCGGGTCATCAGCAGCTACCTGCGTGAGCCATACCGTCATATTGTCCAAGTTGTCCTCAATGAGTTTTTGAAAAGCCTCACGAATCTTGTTGGTGGTTTTGTTTGGTGTTCCCGCAGGTCTTCCTGTGTTGCCTGCGGTGAATCTTCCTTTCTCGTCTTTCATATCCGTTTTTGTCCGTACTTATCGGGACTCATTCTAAATAACCCGCTTTGACAAGTGGTGGTTGTGAACTGCCTTCAGCATCTCTTTGTGTTGGGTCTTGTCACCGAATGCGTTGTGGCATTTGCGGCATAGAGCCATCAGGTTTTCTATGGTGTCCGCCTCTTTGCTCCCTCCCATACCACGTGCCTCAATGTGGTGGATGTCTACGGCCTGTGCTTGGCACACCTCGCAAGGAATCCAATCGGTTGTATCGTAGCCCATCCCCTTCAGATAGACCTTCGTGTGGTTCTTCATTCTTTTATAAATGCAATCCAATGAGTTTGCATCTTGATTCCTGATTTGTGACCATATAGTGGCTTTTGGTCAGTAAGCTTTAATATCTCTTTAACGGGAACTCTGCATTCGTTCCATTTAAAGATGAGCGTTCCGTTTGGTTTCAATACTCTAAAGCATTCTTTAAATCCGTTTTTGAGCATCTCCTTCCAATCTCCTGTCAACGAACCATATTGTTTTGTTAGCAATGCGTTGGGATTTTGTTGAGGGATATGAGGTGGGTCAAAAACAATATGCCAAAATGAATTGTCAGGCTGATTGATATTAGTAAAGTCACCAACTATGTCGGGCTTTATTGTTAACACACCGCCATTAGGGTATGCGGCATTTGGAGCAATCTCGTAGTCCTCGCATCTCCTATCAAGATACAATGCCCTCTCATCTGACTTGTCAAACCACATCCCTCTTGGGCCGCAGCAGACGTCTAAAACTTTCTTTTGTTCCATCACTTTCGGTAAATCCAACAGTCATCAATGAACGTGGCGTGGGGTAGCAGTTCATCTACGGCTTGGATTACTCCTTGCCAATGTTCGTGGTAGTCATCTCCTGCTATGTAGCCTCCCTTCTTTACTTTAGGAAGCCATAGTTGAATATCCTCTTTGACTGCCTCGTAGGTATGGGTTAGGTCTATAAAGACTACGTCTAAGGATTCGTTCTTGAATTTCTTGGATGCTGCTTTGGATGTTGCTCTGATGGCTTTGTACTTTCGCTCTCCCATGTTCTCAACGAACAGGTCGTAGATGTCTACTTCCGTTGCGAGTTGATGAGTCGTGGCAAGTTCGTTTGGTGATCCTTTCCACGTATCTACGATGATGATGTCTTGGCCTGTTGCTTTGTCGCACAGGTAGGACGAGGACTTGCCGAGCCAAGCACCCAACTCAACGAAGGTTCCGTCTTTGGGCATATTGGCAAGGAGGTAGTCGTATGCTGCTTGGTGGTTGAACCACCCTTCAATTTGTTTTGTAGCTTTCATCGTAAGGCGTTATAATAGCAGAGGTATTGGTCTACGCAGATGAGCGTTCCGATTCTTGCTGCTGCGTTAGCAAAGATACCATCGGCCTCGTAAGTCATCTCGAAGCGCAACTTTGGCAGATGATAGGGTTTGAACATAAAAGAGGCGGTGTCAATGTTTCCAACTTTTGGTTGGTCGGTTGGGCGTAGCCTTCCCTCTTGCCCCCACGTTACGATTGACGAGTCAAGTGAGTTGAGGTTGTTCCACTCCTCAATGAACTTTGGGTGTAGGATGTTGTCATCGTCCAAGAAGTACACCCAATCATCTTGCGTGAATTGGTCTTGGTATAGGTCAAGGAACTCATTGCGTAGAGGGTTGCCCCATCCGCCCGTGTTCTTTGAGTAGTAGGTTACGTTTGCGCCTGTTGATTCTTTGAAGTCAGTTGACGCATCCATCATCACCACCCACGTTGCGTAGGGTGGGATGTACTGTTTTATGCGTTTGAGGTTCTCAGGGCGAGAACAAGGGGTCACAATGTAAAGCATCGGAGTTCGTTGATTTTGGTCATAGTGTAGTCTTGGACGTATTGGTATAACGATTCCGCTATATCAGCGACTTGGTTGGGATTGTCATTTAGCCTCTTGATTGCTCCTGCCCATTCAGAGGGATGGTTGATGGCTATACAGTTGTCTTTTGTGATGTATGGCGTATAGGGTTCGGTCTTACTTACGATCAGGGCGCATTTGCTGAATCCCGCTTCAAGCATCTTCAGATGTGATTTGCACTTTGCGAACTCTGATTTTGAAAGTGGCACAAGGCTCACATCAAAGAACTCGTAGAGGCGATGGTACGAGTTAGGCGGGAAGGTCTTGAGCGTGGTTGATGCGTTCATCATCTGAGGGTATTTGTCTACGTCTGCGACATACGCATCGTAACCCGTGAGATCAATGGTTGATTCACGAACGTCAATCTGATGGTGATTGCCACCAATGTAGCCGAAGCGAACTCTCTCTGATGGCTTGCGGTCTATCTGCCAAGTGGGAACACTTATGGCATTGGGGATGACTCGAATGTTGCTATTGTATCGCCTGACCTTTGAGGCAAGGTGTTTGTTCGTGACCCACACCTCGTCAGCCACCTTCATCGATCGGATGATCTGAGATTTCATCTTGTCAGTATAGATGCCACGCAAAGGATGGGTCGGGGGTAGCACCCACCAATCGTCCTGATCAACGATGAGCTTGATGCCTTCACGCTTGCACAGGATCACAAAGTCATCAAACGGCTCAACAGGGAACATTCTGCTTGAGAACACGTGAGTGACCTTAGGCCATACCTCAGGATCTACGTCCGTGATTTTCTCTACAAAATAAATGTCCGCCTCCTGATGGCAAATCAGAGGGGCGAACACTCGGTGATATGACACACCCGAATTGACCTTGTGAAAGGCAAGTATGAAAGGTCTACTCATAGTGATCGCCTTCGTTGCCGTTGGTTCCGATGATGTCCATACGTTTGTTCATCTTCTCCTCATTCATAACCCATTGCTCTTGCTTGACTTTGAGTTCTTCGTTTCTTGCCCAATCACGCATAGCGTAACGCTCAAGGTGTTCCACCCACATACGAGCAGCAACTGCTCTGCGTTGGGGTTTGAAGGGGTAGGTCTTGCGCAGGCGTGCCATTGCAATCCTCATAAATTGGTCTCTCATATCGATAAATCGTGTTCGGTTAATAGCGAATGCAGCTTGTCTCTTGTTCCCTCGTAAGCCTTGTGAACCTCATCAGGCATTGAGTCAGGAGCGTACTTGGTATTGGCTCTCAAGAAGTGGTCAAGCTCCCAAATGATGTAGGCGTACTTGCCTCCGTTGACGGCCTTCTCGAACTCGTCTTGCTCATCGGGTAGGTTGTAAACAAGTGTTGCTTTCATTCCTCGTTGGTTTTAAAGGTTTCATTTAATAGTTCTGCTAACTCTTGGGCATCTTCACCGATAGAGCCAATCTTCTCGCCATCTACGAACACATCGTATCCGTAGGTGTCACAGCATCCATCACCACAGGTATGGTTGTAGTATTCAAGTGTTATTTTCATTTCTCGTTCGGTTTGTAGTTTACTAAAAAAGCGTGCGAATCAATATATCTTTTTGCAGCTTCAATGGATGAGTGTGTATTTGTAAATCCCATCTCCACCCAAAATGGCCAATACCATCTCCATATTTGACATTCATATCCAAGATATCGGTCACCTACAATTCTATACTTTGTTTTCATTTCTCTTTGTGTTAAAGGGTTCCAACAATCGTATACGAGTCCAAGTCCTCACCCAAGATGAAGAACTGCTTGTAGAGTTCAATCGCCTCCATTGTCTTGCGTTCTCCCTCCTCTACGAATTCAGGGCTGATTCCGTAGATACCAATGTCAAGACTGCTCTTGTCAATGGCGATGAAGTAGAACTTGTCAATCGGTACACCAAAGAGTCGGGTGTAGATGAACGCCTGTACGTCATAGCCGTACTTCTTTGCCGAGTAAGGGAATGCCCGTAGGTCGGTTGTTGTTTTCAAGTCAGCCAAGAAACCATCTGCGTAGATGTCAGCCTTCGCCCTAAATGGCAAGCCACCAATCATACCAATCTTTGGCACTTCAAACTCGCAGCCTGTGATGAGGCCAAGTACGTTCTCATTGCGTAGCAGGGCATCTGCGATGCGTTGGGCTTCGTTGTACTCCTTGCGGGTGCAGATATTGCGCTTTCCTTTGGCATCTTGCCAAGCCTTTGCGTTCTTGCTTTGCACCTCAATCACATTGTACTCCTCCACACGATGCGGCTCAAGAGCCATCAGGTGTACCAAGCGACCAACGGCAAAGGCATCAGAGTCTTCGCTTCCGTACTTGGTGACGTAGTGGTAGGTCTTGGGTGAGGTCAGCAGCAGCTTACAAGCCGATGATGATAGGGCATTCTTTGAAAGATTGCCGTAGTAGAAGGAGTCATCCTGCATCTTGGCAAGGACTGTGTCCATATCCCAAGTGCTTCCGTCAAGTAGTTCTATGATTTTCATTTGATTGGTTTATTTAAATAAAGATAAGCAATTTTTTGCTACTGCTGCAACTACATCTACCGTGACTGCGTTGCCACATTGTTTGTATCGTTGGGTGTTGCTCATTGGCTTTATTTCGCCATCGTAGTTGCCGTAGGCGGTATGTTGGTCGGGGAATCCCTGTAAACGTTCGCATTCAATAGGGGTAAGCCTGCGGATGCGGCAGCCATCAAACAAGCCTTGAGAGTTGTGCTTCGGATCAGTTAGAGTTGGTATTACATCACGAACTGATTGATTGTAAAAATCAAGACCTTTAACTTCTCCCTCTGTTAGGTTGTTTTTTCTGACAAGTTCGTTTGCTGCTTCGTATTTGTAGTTTGCTTTGATAATCAAATCACTCTTATCACGATTCAATGCAGGCACAATACCATCGGCATCATACACTCGGTGTTGTTGATATGGCTGCTGACCACCATTAGAATCACGTCTTGTTCCGATTTGTTTTATTTCGTTTGAAGCAGTTGTGCTACTGTCTTCTCCGATAGGAAATACTCCTCTCCAACCTCGCTTGGTTGTTGTAGAATATCCGACAAGGTAAATGCGCTCTCGGTTTTGGGGTAGAAACCAACTTGTATTAAGCAGTTGCCATTCAAGTCTATAACCCCCAATGTTGGTAAAGGCTTGGATAATTGCCCAAAAGTCTGCGCCATCATTTGAGGAGAACGTCCCTTTAACATTTTCCCACACAAATACACTTGGTCGGCATTCCCTAATAAGGCGGATTGCTTCGAGG